CGATCTGGATCCGGAAGAACGCCACATTCAAGCGGCGAAGCGCACCGGGTTGAATCTCGGCAAAAAAGGCGTCGATCTGCGTCTGTTGGGTGACGTTCGGAGCAATTCGGAACAATGGCACCGGGGTTACCGTTACCAAGCGGAACCGCGGCACGAATACCGAGCAATGAGCGTCGGAACGGACGCAGACGGCGGGTACACGGTGCCGGAAGGGTTCCAGGCGGAACTTGAGCAGTCGATGCTTGCGTTCAATGGTGTGCGGCGAGTTGCCCGTGTGCTTCGAACGGCGACCGGGAACGCGCTACCGTGGCCGACGTCCGACGATACCGGGAACTCTGGTGCGTTGCTGGCGGAAAACACCACGATCGGCAGTTCCGTCGAGTCGACATTCGGCGTTAAAACGTTGAACGCGTACAAGTACAGCTCGACGCCGATTCTGGTCTCGCAGGAATTGCTCGAAGATTCCGCGTTCAATCTGTCGTCAGTCATCGCCGAACAGTTGGGTGAGCGACTCGGAAGGATTACCGCGGCACACTTCACGACCGGAACCGGTTCGGCGCAGCCGAACGGGATCGTGACGGCGACGTCGGCGGGTAAAACAACCGCGTCGACGACTGCGATTACGGCACTCGAACTGATCGATCTGGAACACTCAATCGATCCGGCATATCGCGATCTTGCGAGCGTCGGATATATGTTCCATGACAACGTCCTGGCATACCTCCGCAAGTTGGTCGACGGTGACAGCCGGCCGCTGTGGAACAGCGGAATGGCGGCAGGAGTGCCGGACACGCTGCACGGTCGACCGTACACGGTTAATCAGAATATGTCGTCGACCATCACCGCGACGGATAAGACGGTCATATTTGGTGCGTTTGAAAAGTACATCATTCGCGACGTGTCAAACGTCCGACTGTACCGCCTCGAAGAACGTTACCGGGATCTGGACCAGACCGGATTCATCGCGTTCAGTCGTCACGATGGCGAACTGATTAACACGGGTGCTGTCAAGCACATGATCCAGGCCGCTTCGTAACCACCTTCGCGCGGGGTGCCGCCGGTCGGGTCACGACGACCGGCGGCACTCGCAGTGCGTTTAACGATTTGAGAAAGTCGACGATATGACAGGTAAGCGCGTCACAGTGCAATTAACGCACAACAGCGGGGTTCCGGGGTCGGAAGGTCTGCCGGGACAGATCGTCGAATGCAGCGAGGCACAGGCGAAGGTCTGGTACAGCGTCAACGGTGCGGTGGAAGTCGCCCGCAAGCCACTGAAGCCAGAAACGAAACCAAAGCGGGAATCGGACGACAAGGCAGCGAAACGAAAAGACAACGCGGCGAAGTAGAAACTACCAGCGGCACGGACCGTCGCACGGAATCGACCGCGGAAAACAGCCCGCGGTCGATTTTGCGTAAGGGGATGGGATGCCATACGAAGTCACGACAGATCCGGCCGCGGAACCGTTAACGCTGACGGAAGCGAAGTCACAGCTACGCGTAACCGCCTCGAATGAAGACACGCTGATAACGTCGCTGATCGTCGTGGCCCGGCAGTACATCGAGCAGATCACCTGGCGGAAACTGATAACGCAAACACTCACGTTAGAGCGGGAGTATTTTCCGCCGGGTGCGGAAGCGTTGCTGTTACCGGGCGGGGACGTGTCGTCGATTACCTCAATCAGTTACACGGACACAGACGGCGATCCCGCGACGGTCACGACACAACAGGAAAACCTGACGGCGATCCCGGCAGAACTGACACCGGTCTATCAGGGGTCGTGGCCGTCAACACGTCGACAACAGGCGGCCGTGTCGATCGTCTACGTTGCCGGATACGGCGTAGCGGGGTCGGACGTCCCGGAACCGATCCGACACGCAATGCGGTTACTCATCGGTGACTACTACGAACACCGGACGAATCAGCCAGTTGTTCCGATCGGATCGGTAGCGTTAAGAACCGCCGTCGACAATCTGTTGGCACCGTACAAGGTCCGCGATGACAGATTATTGGTGAACGTGTGAAAACCGGAACACTGCGGGAATACGTCGAGGTCGAGGCACCAGCGGCAACGCAGGTACGGGACGACTACGGACACCGCACGAACGACCCGACGAACTACGTGTCACAGTTCTACGTGTGGGCAAACATCAAGGTTAAGGACGATCTGACTGCGGAACTGGAGGTGTGGCACAGCACAGATTCGACACAGATCACGTCAAAATGGCGAATCGTGCGGGCGAACGGTTCGAACTGGATTGTAACCGGAGCGTTCGACGCGGACGGCGACCGCAAATCGATAACCATCTTGGCGGAGCCGGAATAATGGACGAATTCGAAGCGGTTGGTGGTTTGCGTGTCGCGGTCAATCGGGACGAGATTGCCAGCGTTCATGAATACCATGACGACGAAGCGGAAGACATCGACGACGAGATAACAATACTGGTTTCATTGAAAAACGGCGTCGAGTTGCAGATTCGTTGCACGTTCGACGAGTTCATGGACCGCACTGAGGGATAACCGTGGGATCGAACGCAACACGCAATTTCAGGCTGGAGGGAATGGCACAGATCGACCGTCGATTGTCGACGCTGGCGGGATCATCCGCGCGTAAGGTCGTTCGAGCGGGCTTGACGGCGGGTCTGGCGGTGCTGGTGAAACAAATCCGCAAGGAAGTAACCGCGGAACCCGGAATCAGTCCGCAACTGAAAAAGGCACTAAAACGAGTCGTCAACAAGCGTTTCAAAAAACGCAAACGACAGGACGCACTCGACGCGAAAGCCGGTTTTGCGGTCGGCAAGGCACGACAGCCGAACCGATCGGGCAAGAGCAGCGGAGGCAGTGGACTCGGCAGTCGAAACGTTCATTGGTTTGCGTTGGGAACTCGCTTGCGTCGCGTTAAGTCGTCCGGTCGAGCTGTCGGACGCATCACACAGTTGAAGATTGTCAGTCGAGGCATCGCAGCGGCGAAAGGTCCGGCATTACGAGAAGTGCGATTAGTCGCCCTGCAAACGCTGGCGAAGGAAGTTAACCGACTGCGGCGGGAGGTTTAGGCGTGTCGCTCGAAATAGCACTACGAACGCATCTGCTGTCAAAGTCAGCGATCACGACACTTGTGTCGCAACGCGTCGTGTTTGGGGATATCCGCGAATCGGTCGAGGAGTTACCGCATATCGCGTTCAAAATCGACGATTCGGACTGGCAGTCGACGCTGGACGGCGTTGCCGTCGATCTGCAATTTCCGTCGGTTGAGTTCGAAGTGCGGGCGGAAGATCCCGGAAATCTCGCAACGCTGGCGAATCTGATCCGCCGAGCACTCGTGGAGATGGAAACCGGCGCATCAATCATTACAACTAATGAGGGGACCATCGTCATCGAGTCGGCGGAAATACTCGACGGCGGTACGGACCTGTCACCGCTTAAACTGGTTGAAGACGACAACACAATAGAAGTTTTGAGGCGTTCTGTACTGGTACAGATCGCATTCCGATACAGCGTAGCAGCGGTCAGTTAGGGAGACAAAAATATGGCGTTCAACAAGTGCAAGGGCACACTGTTAAAAGTCGAAGTCGCGTCGACACTCACGACCGTTGCACAGGTCACCGAGATTACACCGCCAAAGGACAAGTCGTTGGACTTCGAAGCGGAAACGCTGGATCAGACTGGCGTCGGAGTACCTCGTGAATTGACAGGCGGCACGGACACTGACGCGTTCAGTGCGTCGCTGTTCTGGGATCCGGTGCTGGCCGTACAGGCGGCAATCTTGGCAGCGATTACCACACCAACGAAAACGGTGTGGCAAATTCTGTTTGTGAACACCGAAGCGTCAACGATCGATTGGACATCAGCCGGGCTGGAATTCGGCGGCGTCGTGTCGGCACGGGATGGATTGAAAGCCGAACTATCGGGCAACATCGACGGACTGCCAGTGTTTACAGAATAGATGGGCGAATGCAGGTACGCATTATTCGAGACGCGGACATCACACATCCGGATCTGGTGGTCGTCACCAAAACCGGTGCGTTTGACGAACCGGGAACGATTGCAAGTGTCGGGAAGCTGAGGAATCTGGTGCACAGCGGTAAGATCACCGCTCGTGAGTACCAGAAGCGATTGCGGATACGAGTGGCGACCGGGCACGTGCTGACACACAAACAGGGGCATTTACTCGTCGGGATGGGCATTGCGGAACCGTTCGATCAGGAAGCAATCGACGCGTGCCGACACCTCGACAGCCGATTACCGACGATTCAAGCGGCACAGGCGAAACTAGACCGGGCACAGGCGACGGGCGAACGGCGTTACGACGCATCGGACAAAGACGCGGACGCGATGCAGGAGACGCTGTTAGTACGTCACGGGTAAGGACGGGCGAAGCAAATGGCAGTTATTAACAGGGCCACACTGCGCACACTCGGATCGCGGCGGTTTGAGTTGGTTCCAACATTGGACGATACCGGACACCAGTTTCGGGTCCGTTCGTTGTCAGAACTGGAATCGTCAGAGTTGTTGCAGTCGTGGCAACTGAACGACGACGGCAAGCCAGACTCCACGAAGCGTCCACTATTGCGGGCACGGTTGCTACAGCTTTGTCTCGTGGACGAAAACGGCGACCCGATATTTGGCGACGGGAACGGCAATTTTCCCGAGTCAGAGCTTGACGAGATTCTGGCACTCGACTCGATCATCACGCAGACAGTCGGTGACTTTCTGTTTGAACATCTGGGAATGACCGGCAAGCCGAAAGCCGACGTCGAGGAAACGGTAAAAAACTGAGGCAACGCCCGGCGATGCGTCTGGCTGGTCGGATCGCCCGTTCCGCCGGTTACAGATCGCGCCGGGCGTTCTTGAACGACATATCGCCGGAGGAATGGGCGGAACACCTAGCGGAATATATCGT